ACTGTATTGAATGAAGATGATGGTGGAATTTATTTAGACGGACTTGAAACCGCGGGTGGAAGAATTGTTACAGATGGTCTTGCTTATAGGGGATATCTTTATACTGAGGATGGTAATCAAATCACAGCAGAAGATGGAAATCTTTATATTGGAGATGATTATGAAGACGTGATTGCAACATCCGTGACTATTCTATTGGAAGATCAAGATGGAGCTATTATTACTGAAGATTTTGCTGTTGGAAGTTCTGATAATGCTGGCATCATTCTTTTGGAATCTACAGTGATAGAAATACGTGGTGGTTCAGTTCAACTTGAAGATATGGACGGTAGAATAATTACAGAAAATATTCAAATACAAACAGATGGTACTACAAGAATTATAAATGAAAGAGAAGATGACGGGATCGCAGATGCTACAATTAAAACAAGATATACAGTCGAACCATCTCCAAGTATTGCAACTGCCGATGATGATTATGGATTTAGTGAAACATTTGAATTTTTTCAAGATGGTAGAGAAAATGATCCAGCTACAGGTGATGATTATACATGATAAATGACATAGATGAAAATCTAGACAACATTTTAGAAATTGCAGAGAACCTTCCCAAAGTAACAAGGGGAGTTCCCCCAAGAGTCATGCCTGAAATTAATGGTGTGGAAGAAGATACAGACTTCAGATATACAAGAGAAAATTTATATAATCTTCTTGAGCGGGGTCAAGATGCGGTAGAAGAACTTTTAGAAATTGCTAAACAATCAGAGCATCCAAGAGCATTTGAGGTGGTGGGTCAATTAATAGGAAAATTGACGGAAACAAATAAAGAACTTATGGGATTACATAAAACTAAAAAAGAATTAAGTATAGAAAGGGGTGGTGGTGATGTTAATGTTAATAACGCAGTATTTGTGGGATCTACCGCCGAATTACAAAAGTTATTGAAGTCTAAAAGGACTTAAAATGCAATATAAAACTAAATAACTGATATGGCTAGCGATTTTTACCTCGGGAATCCTAATCTCAAGAACGTTGCCCAGAAGATAAATTGGACAGAAGACAACCTTACTGAATACATGCTTTGCAAGGAAGATTCTGAACACTTTATACGCAGTTTTGTCAAAATTATTCATGTTGACCGCGGCCTTGTGTCATTTGAAATGTATGATTATCAAAAAGATATGGTACATACGTTCAATGATAATCGTTTTGTCATTTGTAAGATGCCTAGACAAACAGGAAAAAGTACAACTATTATTGCCTACCTTCTTCATTATGTTCTTTTTAATGAAAATGTCAATGTTGCTATTCTTGCAAACAAAGGAGCTGTCGCTCGCGAACTTCTCGGTAGACTTCAACTTGCATATGAACATCTCCCAAAGTGGTTACAGCAAGGAGTAGTAATATGGAACAAAGGAAATATTGAATTAGAGAATGGTTCCAAGATTTTAGCATCGGCTACTTCCGGATCTGCCGTTCGAGGTAGTTCATTTAATATTATTTTTCTTGATGAGTTTGCTCACGTTCCTTCAAATATAGCAGAACAATTTTTTACTTCAGTTTATCCTACTATTTCTTCTGGTGAATCTACAAAAGTTCTTATAGTATCTACTCCACTTGGTATGAATATGTTTTATAAAATGTGGGCAGATGCGCAAGAGAAAAGAAATAACTATGTGCCTTTGGAAGTACATTGGTCACAAGTTCCCGGTAGAGATGAAAAATGGAAACAAGAAACAATCAAAAATACAAGTGAGGTTCAGTTTACACAAGAATTTGAATGTGAATTTATAGGATCTACACATACTTTGATTAGTGCAACTAAACTTAGAACGATGGTTTTCAAGACTCCAGTATTTTCCAAGAATGGATTGGATGTATATGAAGAACCAATCAAGAATGCATTATATTGCATGATAGTAGATACTGCACAAGGAAAAGATCAAGATTATTCAGCAATATCCATTTTTGATATATCTCAGATTCCTTATCGACAAGTAGCAAAGTATAGAAGTAATAAAATTTCACCAATGTTATATCCTGATATAATTTTTCATATTGGTAAAAAATATAATATGTCATGGGTACTTTTGGAAGTGAATGATGTAGGATCACAAGTTGCTGAAACATTACATTATGATTTGGAGTATGAAAATATTATAGTGTCTTCTATGAAAGGTAGAGCGGGACAGCAAATTGGTGGTGGTTTTTCAAAGAACATTCAGCTTGGAATTCGAACAAGTAAACAACTCAAGAGAATTGGTTGTTCTACATTGAAAGAAATGATAGAATCTGATAAACTTATAATATCAGATTTTGATACAATTTCAGAGTTGACAACTTTTGCTGTAAAAAATAATTCTTATGAAGCGGAAGAAGGTAGTAATGATGATTTAGCAATGACATTGGTGATTTTTTCTTGGTTGGTTCAACAAAGGTATTTTAAAGATTTAACAGATTTAGATATAAGGAAAAAGCTGGCAGATGAACAAATGAAAGCATTGGAGGAAGATCTTCTTCCATTTGGAATTATTGACGACGGAAGAGATGCACAAACCTTTACAGATAATTCCGGAACTACTTGGACTATTGACGATAGTTCAAGAGCATATTTTTAAAGCGCTGGGCCTTCTGCGACTTTGAGATTTTGAATTAATTTTTTAGCATCTGGATGAACTCTAGTTGAATTATACTTCAATCGGGATTCGCTTTTTGAACATACAATTAAATGTTCTGGATTGACACAAGCATTGTTCTGACAAATTTGATGTACAATTAATTTGTCTGGAATTTCTTTTTTATGATAAAAGTATGAAAATCTGTGTGCGGGTACAGATTTTCCTTTATATGAAAACATTCCATAACCTTGTTGTGTTTTTGATGCTTTCCATAACCAACAATCATTATTATCTAATTTAGCCACTTTTTTTAAAAATCGATCAATTTCTTTCATTTCACCCCCTTTATAAATATATTTATATCAGAATAAATAATTTTATTTCCAATTTATGTATTTTATAAATAATCTTAGTAAGAAAAAATATCACTTCACTTATCAATTCATAATAGAGGAGAGTTGAAATGCCATTTCAAGTAAGTCCCGGCGTAAATACATCTGAAATAGATTTAACAACAATAGTCCCAGGAATTTCTTCAATAGACGCGGGATTAGCTGGGCCATTTCGCTGGGGTCCGGTTAATGAATTAACATTGATTGATTCTGAAAAGCTTTTGGAAAGTACCTTTCAGTCTCCAGATGCAAATACATATTCTACATTTTTCACAGCAGCAAATTTTCTTCAATATTCTAATAGACTTCATGTAGTAAGGTCTACTTCGTCTGCACAAAAGAACGCTTCTGCAACTGGAACTGTAGTTTTAACTGCTAATAGTTCAATTTATTATAACACTTATTCTGAATCTGATGGTACTCCAGTTACAGCTCAAGGTGATTGGCAAGCAAAGTATGCAGGAGAACTTGGAAATAGTTTGAAAGTTTCTTTATGTATGCCTACTAGAGCTAATCTAGCTGCTGCCAATACAACAATTAATGCACAAAATACTGACGTTACTATAACTGGAACGGTAACAGTTGCTACAAGTAATGCAATCACTGGAACATCCACAACTTTTGGAGTAGATCTTAGAGTTGGTGATGCTGTAATAATTAATAGTCTAAATTATGTCATTGGTGCAATTACTAGTAATACCGCAGCAACAGTGACAGCGGCACCAGGTGCAACCGTAGATGCTTCAAATACAATAATCAGATTGAAGAGATCAGGTTTTGAAGAACCAGCAAGAAATATGCTTGGAACTGTTAATGTTACCGCAAACAGTACAACAATTACTGGTGGAGCAAATACAACATTTAGTTACCAATTTAATACAGGAGATATTGTCAAAATAAATGGAGAAGAAAGAAGAGTCAACTCCATCACTAACTCTACAATAATGGTTACTGATTCACCGTTTACAAATGCAGCAACAGCACAGACATATTCAAGAACATGGGAATACAGAGGTAGTGCTGATTGGGCTGGTGATCCAGTAACTACAGCACACTCGGCACGTAGAGGTGCAAACTATGACGAAGTTCATGTAGCGGTTGTTGATGAAGAAGGAACATGGACAGGAACCAAAGGGCAAGTACTTGAAACTTATAATGGACTGTCAGTAGCTAAAGGCGCTAGATTTGAAGATGGAACATCAGCATATTATGTAGATGCTATTAATAGAAGGTCAAAATATCTTTGGTGGATGGATCATAATTCAGCTGGAGATGCATATACAACTGGTGGAGCGGCTGTGATTGCATGGGGAACTGCGGCAAACAGTAATATTTATCAAGCAAATGGTCATGTTAGAACTGTTAGTTTGTCAGGCGGAGTAGATGGGTCTGATTCTACTGATGGAAATAAAATCACAGCTTATGGTAAATTCAAAAATACTGAAGAAACTGAAATTGGTCTTTTACTTGGAGGAGAATCATCTGCTACTGTAGCATTGGAACTTATTAGCATCTGCGAACAGAGAAAAGACTGTGTTGCTTTTCTTTCTCCAGATAAGACGGATGTGGTTAATCAAGAAGCATCAGAAGTCTCTAATGTTATTGACTTTAGAAATCAGCTCGGAAGTTCTTCTTATGCATTTTTAGATAGTGGCTGGATGTATCAGTATGATAAGTATAATGATACATATCGGTATGTTCCATTGAATGGATCTATTGGGGGTGTAACTGCTGCTACAGAAGCAAACAGAGATGCCTGGTATTCTCCTGCTGGATTTACTAGAGGTAATATCAGAAATGTAAGGAAACTTCCATTTAATCCAAGACAGTCCGAAAGAGATGATCTATATAAGAATGGAATCAATCCAGTAGTAACTTTTGCGGGTGAGGGAACTATTTTATTTGGTGATAAAACTCTTTTGGCTAAACCAAGTGCATTTGATAGAATTAATGTTCGAAGACTTTTCATAATTCTTGAAAAAGCAATTTCAAGGTTTGCAAGAAGCCAACTCTTTGAGTTTAATGATGCATTTACAAGAACTCAATTTACATCTACTGTAACACCTTTTCTTAGAACTGTACAAGCAAGAAACGGTATTACAGATTTTAAAGTTGTCTGTGATGGTTCAAATAATACTTCAGATGTTGTTGATAGAAATGAATTTGTGGGTGATATCTATGTTAAACCAAATCGGTCTATCAACTTTATTCAACTCAATTTTGTAGCTGTTAGAAGCGGTGTTGAATTTTCTGAAATTACTGGTTAAAAAGTAGTATAAATAATAGTATATAACACATTTTATAGATGGGGGAAGACGATGACTTCCGAAGGGAGTACTTATAAAAATAAACTTCCCCAT